CCTGTCTGAAAGAGTCAGATTCAAAGAAAACTCATCCCAAGTTGCTCCCCAATTTATTGAGCAGTTAGCAGATGAAAATCGTTGAGACAGCTGGTAATCCATCACTGAAACAAAGAGAATTCTTATCGTATGATTCTTCCAGATTTGATGCAATCCCTCACCTTTGTGAGACGCGACTTGCATCATGAAGTGCAGATCAATTAACTAGCAGCCCTGCGGCTAACTAATTACTTAATCTACCGCAGGCGAGTTCAAACCTACTGCAGCTGTGCTTTAAACACTACACATCTTCGATAGATTGTCTTCGGTGATTTCTCACGACAACTTCTAAGATGATGCACTACAGCAGATTCTAGGAAAGGAATTTCACCTTATCTCTCTGCGTTTTACTTCACGGAAAAACGGCTTCTGGAGTCAAACTATTCGTCCACACAGGACATCTCCAGTTCCTCCTCGACCCGATACTGAAACTGAGCTGGGATAAGATCACCTCTGACCTTATATTCCCAATTGTACTTCAGGGTTGAATATGCAATCGCAGGAAATTCAACGCCATGGGAGCTCATAGCTACCCATGCACTCTCAGCTTTGTCTCGAGTCTCGAGAAAGAACGCCTCACCCCAAAAGAACGCTTCGCACAACGCTCCTTTCACATTTGCCAAACAGGCCTGATAGGGGTCATCAGACTTGTGCACCCACAACATCATTCTTTGGATCACAGATTTCTCGAGCGGAGCTCGAACCATTCCACAATCCTCATCAAACTTCAGAAACCTCCTTTTAAGAAATGTTACTTCCTCAATGGTTTTGATCCTGAAATCTGCATCGGTTTTGTCTCCTGGTGTGATCTTCATTCCAAGTTTGCTCACTTCAACTGAGATGGAGTCGCCATTGAACCATTTGGCTACTGACTGAGAGGTGGTTTTCACCACATCATCTCCATACAAAGCTAGAGCAACATTCTCTCGGAACTTTATGATGTTTGAGAGGTTTTCATGGCCAGTCTTTCTGCAGACAGACTTCCAGACGTACAGCATCAACATGTCGTGAACATCCGAATTAATCTCGGCTGTGATAGCACACCCTGACTTGTTTCCTCCACTCGTCACGACAATATGATTGCCAATCTGGATGGGGAGATGGGCCAGGATGTCCATCAAAGTTCTCCGAGCAGTCCAGCCTGGTGATCCAAATCGATCGCCGTGCCAAGCGGACACTCTGTCTGCAAAAATCCGAAACCATTCGGCATGCAACGACCTATCCCAGTCTGTGTAATCAAAGTCCTCCACGGCACTTCCCACACGCAGCAGTCTGTCTCGCAACAGAGTCCACTCCGTGTTCACATCAATTCCCACACTCGAGGAAAGCTTGTTGTGATTGCCATGTTGGACAGCGGTCCACATTCCAAAATACTTGCGGATCAACAAATTCATCATCATCGGGAGAATGATGAATGATCTTGTCTTCAAATCCTTGACTTTCGCCACTGGTCTCAGCTCATCTTTCAAACACGCATACGCGAGATATTCCGGGAACTCTCCCTCTCGAATTTGCTTGTCATCAATATCGAACTGAGCCCACTGCTCTTCAACCATGACACGTTGTTCGTTATCGTCCATGGTGATCCAGGTCTTCTTTCCAGCTTTCCCAGGTTTCTTCTGATGAACCAGGGGCAGTCCAGGTGATGTGTTGAGCTCGATGCCCTTGAGTCCGTACCCGTGAATTCCATTAAGAACTTCATCACGAGTCAATTCACGTGGTTTCAGCTTGTGCTTCCGCGTGCTCTTATCCTCGACAACGAACTCATCCAACACTTCATCAGCAAGTGTCATGTTAACACATCCATACTTTCGATCAAATCCAGCCATTGACTTTGCGAGAACATCAACTTTTCCATTGTCGTCTCTTCCACGAAGAGCGGACGGCAAGTATTCAGTCAATGTATCATCAACAATGAAATCCTCTGCAATAGGGGACTCTCGCAACTTTGTCAACTGCATCTGATG